AACATCGGACATGGGGTGGGTCCTCTCAGGTGACGGTTTGGTAGTGCAGGGTGAAGGTGAGCTGTTGGGCTGTGCCGCCCGAGTTCTGCAGCGAGAGGACGTCCACGTCGAGTTCGGACGTGCCAGCGGGTGACAGGACCCCGAGGCGACGATCGGCGCGCACAGCGGCCTCTACGGCGTCCATGAGGGCAAACACGCGGGCACGCGTGGCTGCCGGGGCAGTGTCGCCCGAGATGCAGGTCAGTTGGCTGCGAACAGCGCCCGTCTCGACGTACTGGAACCCGTTCGGGTCCTGGGTCTGCGTGTATGTCCCGGCAGTGTCGTTGTCGACATGGCCAACGCTCACATAGTCGATTGGGGCGTCATCAGTGACCGGTGGGCCGTCATAAACTACTACCCCAGCCCACCCAGGTAGCGTCGGGAGCATGACCATCAGCCGAGCCACGACTAGTGGCCACTGGGCGCCCATCAGCCCACCGAAGGCATCTGACGGTGCGGCTCAAGAAGAGCCGCAGCCTGGTTGGGGATCAGGTAGCCGATCCCTGCGACCATTCGGGGATCATCGCCCATCCCGGGGCGCATGGCGCGCTGGGTCCGCCACAGGTTCTGGGTGATTATCTTCGCCGCCAGAACCGCCCACGGAGGAGCGACCGCGTAGCCGGCAGTATAGGAAACGATCATCTGACCGAAGAACGTCGACCCGTCTGTCCTGCGGACGATGCCCGTGAGTTGGTCGACGTTGAACCATGCCGGGTCAAACGTCAGCCCGGATGGCGACGACGTGATCGACTCGACGGAGATGACCGGGCGGTGCCGCAGAACCATCGTCCGGGTGCCCAGCGACGAGCGACCAAGTGGGTCGATAAAAGTCGCCTGAGAATAGCCGAGCATGTCGACGAACTCGCCGGTGATGACACGCCTCTCGACCACGCCAGCCCACTGCTCAACGATGTCGCACGCGGCGTCGAGGTAGCCCGCTAGTTCTATGTCGGAGGTGTTGCCGGTGATGTTCAGTTGGTCTTTGACATCACTGATGGTGATAAAGCTCATCTCTTGCCACCTCTTCGACGCACAGACTTCTCAATCGCGGCCGACTCCGGGGTTTCCGGCTGCTCGCCCCGCACAATCTCAACCCGGCCAAGACTGGCAAGATTGGATGCGAGGTCACCGGAAACATCAACGACCGCGCCCCTGGTAAGGAACTGGTCGTTGATGTTCAACGGCACGAGCAGCCGGACCCGAGGCACGTCAGCCCTTGTGCAACGCGTCGACGGTCTTCACGGCGGCAGCCTCAGCAGCCTTCGCGGCAGCGTCGTGCGCCTTCTTGAGGACCTCTTCGTCACGTTCGGACTCGGACGCGTTGACGCCACGAAGCTCGACGTCCTTGGCCGATACGGCCTGCTGCTTGAACTGCTCCTTGGTCGCCTCGAGCGTGGCGTCCTTGTCTCCGATGAGCTCCGGCGCGATCTGTGCCGGGGTCCCATCGGCATGCAGTGAGAGCATCTGCACGCGGTCGTGGTCACCGTGGCCGGGGACCTTGTTGGCGGGAGTGCTTGCGTCTTGCGTGTTTGCCATGACGGCTTCCTTTCAATGCGGGTGGGAGTCCGGGAGGCCCATGACGGGCCTCCCGGGTGTCGATCAGGTCGCCGAGCTCTGCAGCACGGTGTATGCGGCGGTGTCCTGCACCGTCGCGTCCGTGCGGCAGTAGGCAAACCAGCCGACCTGGAGGAAGTCGGCGTACCTCTCGTCGAGGCGCACGGTCTGCACACCCTTGACGTCCCGGATGACATACCCGGCCTCGAAGTCACCGAACGCACCGAACTTCGCGCTGGCTGCGGGGACTGCAAGGTCGTTGTTGATGACCAGCCCGTAACCCAGGAGCGAGTCGGGCTGCCCGGCCTGAACCGACGGTTCCCACAAGGGGCGGTTCTGGGAGTCGACAAGGCTGCGGATCGTAGAGAGCGCAGTATCCGAGAGCATCCACTTCACGTTCGGCCCGTTGCGGTAGGCCGGGTCGAGGCGGAACATCGCCGCGACCAGGTCGGGGTACTTGATCAGCACGGTCGACCCAACAGCGGACGCGACCGCAGTCCCGCCAGTGATCAGACCCAACGGCTGCGTGGTGCCCGTACCTGTAGTGAAGTGCTGGTTCTGGATCCGGCCGATGCGCTGACCCAGTTTGCGGGCCAGGAACGACTCGATATCGATCGCCGAGTCCTGCAACAGCTGGTAAGAGACCAGCACCAGTTTGGAGGTGTAGACATACGCGGACAAGGTCTCCTGAGTGAGCGCCACATCCTGCTGGGTGATCGCAGTGTTCTCCGCGAGGATCGCACCCAGGTTCGCGGTGTCGTTGTTCACAGGCCAAGGCAGCGTGTTCCCTGAGTCGGTGGTGATGGTCGTGGCGACCTGCCGGACCGCGTTGTAGTACTTCATCGTCTCGATGAGGATGTCGCGGAACCCTTGCGGGATGGCGTAACCACCGGCGCCACCAGTGCCGATGCCCAGCGCGCGGGCCTCAGTGAAACCCTCCCGCAGCGACCTCTTCTCCTCGATACTCAGATCCTCGCTGCCACCGCGCGCCCACTTCACGAACGCGTCACGGTACTGCGCGGACGGGTCGGCCTTCCGCTCCCCCTCCGCATCAGCGGCCTTCTCGAAGACAGGTTTGAGGGTCTTGGAGAACTCGTCGCTGCGTTGGATGCGTTCGATGTCAGCGGTCAGAGATGACAGGTCGGCCTCAGCGGCGTCCCATGTGGTCCGCTCTTCAGCGGTGAACTCGGTGCGCTTCTCGGTCTCAGCCGTCGCGCGCATAGCCTTCATCTGTTCCCAGACGTTGGCCCTCTTCTCAAGCAGGTCCTTCAACATAATTTATGCCTCCTGGCATGGGTCGGGCCCCGTCCGCGGTGCGGCAGGGTCCTGTGTTATGGGTCCGGGCTAGGAGCGCTGCCCGGAGCGCATGCCGAGGCTTCTCATGTATTCGGCAGTTGGGACAAAGAGGCCCGACGCTGAGCGACCCATACCCGCAGGTACCTTTGTTGGATCGTCGCCCTCGTCAGGGTCGTTCGCATCAGGGTCCGGAACCCCAATGAGATTTGCGAGATCAGTCTGGGCTTGGTCGAGAGCATCATCGACCGAAGCAACACACATGACCAGCGGGTCAAACGCCATATCCGCGGCAGCAACATTGTCAAGGATGCCCTGTAGGACAGCGATATTCGCCGCAGACAGGGACTTCCCCGCACGCAGCTCATTCATCAAGTCCAGAGCACGGCCGATACGATCACGACCCACCCGCGTAGTTGTCGCAACCATGTCCCTGCGCTTGTTCATCGCCCACGGAGACAACTGGATCGCCCGCAGCGCGGCATCCGTCTCCTCATAGGCGGGGAACGTCACCGCGGAGACCTCCCATAGGTCCAGGTCAAGGATGCGACGCAGGTCCGCCTGGGTGGTGAACGTCTTGCCCTTGTCGTCGACGGACTCGATGTCGACAGTTGACCATGCGTCCTTGGTGACGACGAACCCGAACGACATGCCGGTGATCCGCCGCTTGTCCACGTTCCGGGCCAGGTCCTTGACGTAGGAGACCTCCTGATCAAGGTCAGAGTCGACAACCAGGCCGATGCCGTCCACAGACAGCCGCAGATCACCACTGGACTTCCGTGACACGATCATGGACGTGTCATGGTCGACAAGGAACCGCGGGTCAGCCACAGTCAAGGTTCGGTCAAACGCCCGAGCATCAACCTCCTCGAAGAACCCCCAAGTCAACGGGTTACCAATCGAGGTCCGGGTATTCACCACCGCGGCATGACCGAAAAACGTCGGGTCACCACTGACAGTACGAAGCGACAAGTCGGAGTCCGCCGCACTACGCTGCCGGATCTCAATCTTGCTAGTTGGTTGTGGCATCAGGGGAACCTCCAGTTGGACCGGTCGGTGGTGGAATGGTGCCCATATTCAGTGGGGTCAGGTACTGCTGTCCCTTACCGTCAGGTAGTGGAGAGCGTCCCTCTTCCTCACGGATCTCGTCAGCGTTCAGAACACCCATGTTCCGCATCGCGGTGTAGTACGCGGCCCGCTGCACGGAGTCGCCCCGCATCAGGTTCGTCAGGTCGTACTTGGCGAACTGCTTGGACGGCAACAGATCCAAAGAGACCCGCTGCTCGGTGCGAGTCAGCCACGACTTCAACGTGTAGGTCACGAACCCGATCGATTGCTGCTCAATCCCAGTCCCCCACGATGTGGACCTCTCCACGTCACCGATCATGTGCGGCGGGATACCGAACACTCGCGCTATCTCAACGATCTGGAACTTGCGGTTCTCGATCATCTGCAGGTCAGAGTTCGGGAACTGGATCGGCTTGAACGTGGCACCCGCGCCGAGAGCCACAATGTCGTGAGCCCGGGCGATACCAGCAACCTTGGAACGCCACCGGGCGGCCAGCTCCTCAGCCTGCTCAGGGGTGATGCGCTGCTCTGTCTGAAGAATCCCCGCCATCAGCGAACCGTTGGAGAACTGCTTGGCTGAGTACTTCTCAGCAGACAGTGCCAACCCGATCCCCTGAGCTGCCAACCGTAGCGGGGACACCCCGGTCAGTCCGTCGTAACCGAGGCCGGGGATATGGAAAATCTCGTTCGGAGATGCTACCTCGGACCCGCCGCCGGCCCGCGCAATCTGGAACAGTTTCCCGGTCGGGTTCTGCTCGGTCACCGCAGACGGGTGTCGACCCACCTTCACATCAGCCGATGAGATCGGCACCAGCGACTCCACGCCCGACGTGCCGTACACCTTCCGGGCGTAGAAGTTGCCCCATGTCAGCACCGACATGTACACGTACTCCCAGAACTCGAACGCAGTCAGCCCCGGGCACGGCTGTTCGAGGATCGCCGAGTCCTGACGTTGCAACCGGTCCTTACGGTCGTAGGAGAACAGCGGCAGCGCCGCGCACGTACCTGAGATCAGTGACACTGCCCGGTACACGGCAGGCATCGTGTACGACGACTTCTCGGTGACCTTCACCCCAGAGTCATTGACTGTCCCAGTGAGCCAGTCCACCAACGACGCCGACGTCAACGGCACAACTGCGTCATTCAGCCCGCGCGACTCCAGCCCGTGGCGTCCGAAGATAGTCACCGGTTCACAGCCACAACCACCATGACACCCACGACCAACAAGGCCAGCGGCGGCAAGATCAGGTAAGCACCAGCGGTAATAGCAACAAGGCCAGCGATTTCGAGGGCGTTTCTCACCACAAGATCACCCCTCCATCTGGATTGTTGACTGCCCATAACGCGAGCGTCGCGGCATAAAGCGCTGTGATATCTGAACTTGACTTACGTCGACCCCAACGCCACGCTCCCTCGCCGTCCTCGACGTTCTTACGGGCCACAGACAGCGCGGTCGTCAACTCGCTCTGGCCTAGATGACACAGGCCCTTAGTCGTGGCCAGATCGAAGAACATTCCGCAACCGGCAGCTACGTCGTTGCCCTTGACGAAGACCAGATCCAGCCCGGCCGCGACCAAAGCTGGGACCAGAGACTCAGCGGCAGACCCCGAAGCGAGAGTCAACGTCATCCCCGGCCAACGCTGTTTCAGATCCACCAGACGCGGGACAACCCAGTCCGTACCCGGCCGGTGATCGACCACGCCCTTGCTCGATGTCACCTCGATGTGAGGCAGACCGTCCGCGCGCATCCCCGCCACCGCGATCGCAGACCATGAATGGTTCGGCGACACGTCCAATGCGAAGACCGGGACGGATACGATCTCAGACTTGATGTCTAGGCAGGACGCCCACGCGTCACCGGGAACAATCCCAAGACCGCGATTGTCATCCCACACGCCAAGACCCTCACGCCGCCACGAATCATCCGACTTCAGGTTCGCCCGCAACCGCTTAACGGATGCCAGTGGAGTCCGGTGAGGGTAGGACGGATTCGCCTTGCGCAGCTGCTCGATGCTGTCCAGGCTCGGGCCGCCCTCTTGGCCCACGTTCGGGTCAGCCGAGCACTCGATATAAACTGCTTCGCCACCCTCAACGACACCCTGCGTATCGCCCGCTAAGACCAGCGCCTTCCGCCTACGGTCAATGAACTCCTCGCCGGGATCCGTTGGGCGCGGCGGTGTGCCCATGTAGAACAGCAGCGCACCGTGCGGGTGCCGGGTCTGGTTCGTCGCGGCAACCATGTCCTCGAGAGCCTTCGCGTCAAGGATCTGCGCCTCGTCGAACACCTCGACGTCGACCTCATCGAACCCACGCCCGAAACCCTGCGAGCGGGCGCCGAAGAAGATCACTGATCCGTTGGCGAACTCGATGGCCTCTTTGCCAGAGCCGCGTCGGGTGGCATAGATGTACGGCGCCACAGACTTGCGTCGAGTGAACCCAAGCAATGACCGGAACGTGTTTCCCAACGTCGCAGTGTGGTGCGCCGTCCACAACACCTTCAGTCCAGGGAACATAACGCACAACGCAAAGACCATCCGACCGACTAGGAACGTCTTAGCGACCTGCCGAGCGATCGATAGCGTGACCCCACCCACCGTCGCGGCATACAGACCATCCACACGTTTACCCAAGATGACCCGGCCAGCATCAGCCTGCCAGCGATCGAACTCATCGCCCCACTCAAGGCACTTCGCCTCAATACCCGGCCAACCCGTCGACACGATCCCCTCAGGGATCACAACATGACGAGCAACCTCAGATAGCCGAAGCGTCGAAGGCTTCGTCCTCAGTTTGGCCACCACGTTCCGCCTCAGCCTTCTCCGCATGGTCGATCGCGGTGATCTCCTTCGAGATGTCCTGCAGCCGGCGAGTCAAGGAAGCGAGGTCACGCGGTGGGCACTCAGGATCCGAGACCGCCTTGGCAATCCGCTCACGCATCGCCACCAGCAGACCTCTGTGATCACCCAACTCAGCAGCCTGAGCCACGCTCTTCTTACGCACAGGCCGAGTTGGGGTCTCGTTGGGGGAGACGACACGCAGAGACTTTCGAGGCATGACGCCTCCTTGGGGGGGTTGGTGTGGAAAACGTCGGATGGAGAAGTGAGCACTTGCGGGGTGGCGCGGCGTGTGGCGTTGAAGTTTTGACCCCACCCTGGGTGGCTACCAGTCCCTCGATGCTCGGACGCGACCCCTGAGTTGGTTGCCTAGAGTAGCGCCTGCTGATCTGTTGCATGAGGCGTGTGTGATTCGCTTGTTGCTGATGTCATGTGTGCCACCGAGCACGATGGGCACGATGTCATCACAGTCGAGGTCCTGCCACTCCTGCATGACCTGACCGCACAGTGGGCACGGCATCCCGTAGGCGTAGGGCAGTAGCGCCTTGCGATGTTTGCGATGATCACTGCTGTACTCGCGTGAGGCACGGGCACGCGCTGGCATGGGTCAGCCGTCGAAGTCTGTGGGTGGCACGCCGTCTGGTGTTGGGTCGCACGGGATGGGCGGTGGCACACGATCAGCGGCACGCTCACGACGATGGCGCGCGATCCATCCCTCTGAGCCCCACGAGATCGTCATGTAGTCGCCCTGGTAGTCGTTGACCACGACTATGGCCTTGTAGGTCTTGCCGCAGTCGCATTGCCAGATGGTGCCTTGTTGGTAGGCGGTGGGTATACGGGCCATGCTTGGTGCGTCGCATATGTGGATCGGGCGAGGTGCGGTGTGTCCAACGATTCGTCCTGGCATGGGCTCAGGTGTTGGCGATCAGGGGAACGAGCACCCATGCGAGTAGTCCGAGCGGCACCCATGCGACACGGCTTGGCACGCCAGCAGCAGCGAGCCCGAAGCACACGGCCGCGATGATGAGCAGGATCAGGTCGAGGGTGTGCATGGGGCTCCTTGTGGTTGCATGTCTCGGGTGAGCGTGATCCTGGCGTCGAGCAGCTCGTCGATGCGCTCCGAGAACCGTCGGACGTTGGGCAGGTCGGGGGCGTTCACTGCGCGGGTGCGCATCTTGCACAGGGTGGTGAGTGCGACGTCGATCTCAGCGAGGGTGACGTCTGCGCGCCTTGTGATCGTCATGGCGTCGCTGCGTCTTCTGCCTGCACGACGAGGCCGAGGTCTTGGGCGGCTGC